ATACTGTCTGCCGAATTAACTGTGGAAGTTTAAACTCTTCCCACATCCAACTCCAATCGCGCTCATTGATAAGTAGATAGCCTGTCTTGACTCTAGCCCTATGAAAAGACGTTGTCATGGGACTACCTGGATATACAATGTTACGTTGCGTATTACTATGAGCGTGTAGATCTCCTGCAAATACCACTGGGAAATCTGCTAATAGATCTAAGTCTATTTCTGGTTTAACGTGCGGTGGTATTTCCCCACGAATGTGTGTAAACAAGGGCATTCTAGTATCGAAATGGTCTATGCTACCTTTCTTGTGAAGATCAGCGTAGGGTAATATACCGTAGCCTAAATCTTCGTCAATATACGAAATGTCTACTATGTTGATGAGAGGATTGATATCTCTGGATACCTGCTTTAGCTGAGTAAAGAAGGTCTTATTCTTCTTAGTAGCTTCATGGTTTCCGTCATATATAATAGTTGGAATCTGTACTTTCCGAATGAACGAAAAGTACAGCTCCAGTTCCTCCATGCTCGGAAGACGATCAAATATGTCGCCACCGATTATGTGCATACTACATTGTTTTTCTACTTCGTAAACTTGTTCAAAGAACATTTGATAACGGTTTGTTGCCCACTTTACTGGGACATTTTTCTGTCCCAGCTTTATGTGCCAGTCTGCCGTATATAGGATCATCCTACATTAAACTCAGCGTCTAACATCTCATCATCGTTGTCTTGGCTGCCCACTCTTAGGCGGTCAAGTAACTCTTTCTGTGCATCAGCAGTAGGGCGAGGCATAACGTCGTCCATAGACTTAAGATCTGCAATAGAACCCAACTCAGTTTCTGTTAAAGGACGTGGCTTGCACTTCAATGCTTGTAGTTGGTACTCAACATTGTAAGGTAATGGGCCTGTCTTTACTCGCTTGAAACAAATGTCCCAGCCAGTTGATTGATCAGTAGGATCTCCAAGATCTTCTGCGGCAGTAATTACTTGCTCCCACAACTTCTTCTTGAGATTTGCTACTTTAACCTTACCGTCAGTAGGGTCAATAACTTGTACAGCGTAGCTCCAGCCACATTTAAGATCTGGGAAGTATTCACGAACCCAATCTTTCTCTGCATTATTGAACTTCTCTGCGTTACGGTCGAATGACAAGCACTCCAAAGGAATGTTCTTGCCGTTTTCACCTTCAATCCAATAGACATAACGAGCAAGAATGTCGCCTACGATGCGCATCTTGTTATCGCCGTCTTTGTATGTGAAAGTATTAATTGATGATTTCTGGGCTCCGCCAGTTTGCTTATTAAATGATAATGCCATTAGTGTGTATTCTCCTGTGTGACTTCTTCATATAGAAAATGAATCTGATCGTTTTCTATTCTGAGTAGCCTATTTTCTGTTAAGGTTTCTAGAGGTACTGGTAAATGTAGTAAATCTAGTGTGGTTTTTTGTGATACTATATAGTCTGCCAAACTTCGGAGTGAAGCTAAGGCATAGTATACCGAGATATCGCGGCTTGAGTACTTATAAGAGTTGAGCAACAGAATATCAGGATGTACCATAAAACTTGTACCCTTGAAGTTCAGTTGAGAGTATCGGTATATACGATCATATTTATTTACAGGGACTTGCTCTGCTATGAGCATCTCCATGATAATATTACAACGAGAAACATTTCCCTCTGCCGTATCGTAAACCTTTTTCCAATCAAATAAGAACAACTATTATACTCCCTTTTTGCAATATTGTCAAGAACTATTTTTTTAAATGTACTTCATGTTCCATCCCTGCTTCATATAGAACCCTACCCTATTTGAGGCTTGTTTTTTAGCAGTTTTTCCTCGAAGATGTATATCTATAATTACAGGGTCAATCTTGCCTTCTTTCTTTCGTATTACTCTACCTACTAACTGCGTGAGTAGAGGCTCATTATTTACTGGAGTTCCCAGTATAAGGCAACTGAGGGTATCTACCGAAATTCCTTCAGAGAAGATAGCCTGCGTTCCGTAGAGAACATTTGCATCCCCGTAGAGCACTCGGTTTATTAACGCCTCTCGGTCTGCGTGTGCGACTTCTCCTGTAACACACACTGCTCGATCTCCTGTAAGTTCTGCACAGCTCTTTAGAAAAGCTACACGGTCACTTACAACCAAGACCTTATGCCCTTTTGCAGCGTAGGCTGCCGCTAGCATGGCTACTGTATGTCTATACTCTTCATCACTAGATAACTTAGTTACTCTGTTAGCCCATGGTATTTTTGCACCGTCCATGAATCGTATCTCAGAATGTACCAGATGTACACTAGGAGTCATATAATTCTCTTTTGGTGGTTTGAATATCTTGCTACCAAAGTAATCTCGAAATACTACGTGCTTTCCATCTTTTCTTTCGATAGTGCCTGAAAGCCCTATCTTATACCGACAATGATTTGTGTCTAGCAATTTAGAAAAGGTGGGGCTACTAACGTGGTGCATTTCATCGAGTATGATAGTTCCGAATTCCTTTCTTATCTTCTCGATATTACGGTACAGTGTTTGAGTATTACCAATGACGATAGGATGGTCTATCTCCCAG